TCGAGCGCGGAATCGATCCCGGCTGGAACTACCATGTCGGCAAGGCGCGCAACGACGGCTTGGCGCCCGGCCCATATCGCGGCGACGGACTGGCGACGATGACGGCCCTCTCAGACGGCGACGAGGACGCGGTGAGCGGCTTCTTTGCCGCCTTCGGGATGACGACCAGGGCGGCCGCGATCGCGGGCCGCATTTTTACCGATGCGGGTGGTTGGCCGGTCGCCATCGCGGCAAGCTGGTTTCGCGACGGCTCCGATCGGCCGCGTCTGCCGGTCGGGCTTCGCGCGGCCGAGCTCGACGACGTCGTCGCAGTCATCAGGGCGCCGGCCGAAATACGCTGGCACTGGATTGCCACCCCTCCCGCGGCGCCACAGCTGGTCCGCCGCTACATCGGGCAGCCCGACGCCCGCGGAACCGCAACGGTCGTCGATATCGCTCGCTGGTGGCGCGCCTCCCGCATCCCGGCCGCGCGCCTCGATCAAGCCCGCCGCGGTGTTCTCGCCTGGTCTGTCGCCACCTGATCCATTCGCTCTGGCCCGAATCGGAAGCGCGTGCCATGACGGCCTTGGGCGCTGCCCGCCTTCCCATGAAATAGTTCATCTGACGCGGCCTCCCCGCCGCCGCCATAGCAACCCCATCGACCGGCGCGGTGCCGGACGCGGGGAGCGTTGCGGACGTGAAGCGGGGGAACAAGTCATGCGTTGACCATTACGCCATCGGCGGCGCGATCGCGGTCGCGTCGGCCGCAGGCGACGGCAACGCCAGCCCCAGCGTCATCCAGCTCTTCAAGATGGGCGCGCATCCGTCGCGAAACGGCAAGCCGCCGATCATCCGCGTCGAGAATCGCGCCCACGCCGAACGCATCGTCGTTGCGACCGCGCGCTATCACAGCACGAACGACATGGTCATCGACTATGATCATCAATCGGTCTTCGGTGCCAAGAATGGTGTCGGCGGCCGCGCGCCCGCCGCCGGCTGGTCTGGCAAAGTCTTCGCGACCGATGACGGCATATTTGCCGAGGTCGATTGGACCGAAGCCGCCGCGACCGCCCTCGGCAAGCGCGAGTACCGGTACATCTCTCCGGTCTTCACCCATGATTCCCAGGGGCGCCCTGGCATCATCGTCAACGCGACGCTGACCAACACGCCCTCGCTCGATCTCGCCGCGGTGGCGAGCGCCCTTTCGTCTGAAGAAGGAAATGCATCCATGGATCTTTCGAGTATCGCCAAGGCCCTCGGCCTTGGAGAGGACGCGAGCGTCGAGGAAATCCTCCGCGCGATCGCGACCCTCAATAGCGCGCCCACCACGATGACCGCGATCGCGTCGGCTCTTGGTGTCGCCGAGGGCGCCGACCTCGTCGCGGTCGCGACGGCGCTGAAAGGCAAGGCCGACAACGTCGGCAACCCTGACCCGGCGAAGTTCGTACCAGTCGAAACAGTCGCCGCGCTGCAGACCTCGGTCCAGTCGCTGCAGGGCATGGTCGACGGCATGCAGGCCGACAAGCGCAAGGCGAAGATCGACGCTGCTCAGGAAGATGGCAAGCTGGCCCCGGCGCTCGTCACCTATGCTACCTCGATCGCCGACGACGCAAAGCTCGACGAGTTCCTCGCCGCGTTGCCCGGCAACACGCTGGGCAAGGGCAAGGCCGCGGGCGATCCGCCCGCCGACAAGACCAAGCTCACTGCCGACGAACTGGCGGTCTGCTCGGCTACGGGCATTTCGCAGGAAGATTTTCTCGCCGCGCGCGCGGCTGAAACGGAAGGGAATTAACCTATGCCTCTGGCAGCAGAACGCGCCACCAAGGAACGCGACGGCGTGACGTTCAACCGCAAGATCGCGGCGAACGTAAAAATCTTTCAGGGCGGGCTCGTCGCGCTGACAGCGGCGGGCTACCTGACGCCCGGCGCCGCGGCGACGACGCTGATCGCCGATGGCATAGCGCTCGACACCGTCGACAACACCGGCGGCGCTGCCGGCGACAAGTCGGTCGAGGTCAAGAAGGGCGTGTTCCAGTTCAAGAACAGCGCCGCCGGCGATGCCATCTCGATCGCCGAGCTGGGCGACGATTGTTACATCGTCGACGACCAGACCGTCGCCAAGACCGATGGCACCGGCACCCGCTCCAAGGCTGGCAAGATCGTGGATTTGGACGCCCAGGGCGTCTGGGTCCGCGTCGGCTGACACCCTCGAAAACTGAAGGAAAGCACAGATGCTTATCAATTCCGGCAACCTGCGGTCGCTCGGCACCGCATTCAGCGCCGCATACAAGCGCGGCCTCGGCATGGCGGCTTCGCAGCTCTCGGTCATCGCTACCACCGTGCCGTCGTCCACGGCTCAGAATGAATACGGCTGGCTCGGCAAGGCGCCGAGCATGCGCGAATGGCTCGGCGACCGCGTCATTAACAGCATCGCCACCTCCGATTACACGGTCAAGAACAAGGACTGGGAACAGACGATCGGCGTCTCGCGCAATGATATCAAGGACGACAACGTCGGTATCTACACGCCCTTGTTCGAGGAAATGGGCCGCGCCACCGAAGCCCACCCCGACCAGCTCGCCTGGGCGCTGCTGAAGGCCGGCTTCGCGACCAACTGCTATGACGGCCAATTCTTCTTCGACACCGATCATCCGGTCCTCGATGAAAATGGCGATCCGCAGTCGGTATCGAACACCGGCGGCGGCGCCGGCACGCCGTGGTTCTTGTTCGACGACAGCCGCGCGCTGAAACCGATCATCTTCCAGGAGCGCGAGAAGCCCAATTTCGTCGCGAAGGATAATCCCGACGACGAAAACGTCTTCAGGCGCAAGGAATTCCTCTACGGCGTCGATGCGCGTTACAACGTCGGCTTCGGATTCTGGCAGTTCATCTACGGCAGCAAGCAGACGCTTGATGCGACGAGCTACGCTGCGGCGCGCGCCGCTCTGTCGGGAATGAAGGGCGACTATGGACGGCCGCTCGGCCTGAGGGGCACCGTGCTCGTCGTTCCTCCCTCCCTAGAAAGCGCCGGTCGTAAGCTGCTCAACAGCGAGCTCGGCACCGGCGGCGAAACCAACGAGTGGAAGGGTACCGCCCGCCTGGAGATCGTGCCGTGGCTGGCCTGATCCGCGTTCGCTCGCTCGCGGCTTCGCGTCGTCGCGCCGGCTTTGCGTTCACCCGCGAGCCGCTCATTATCGGTCCGGAAAGCCTGGGAGAGAATCTGGCGGCGCTGATTGCGCTCGCCTCGATCGTCGGCGACCCGGTTCTCGTCGTCGAGCAGAGCAACCCCGACACGCCGGACGTGTTTGCCGAGGTCAGCCATGAAGATCGCCAGGCGCTGATCGACATGGCGACTGCGGCCGAGCTCGCGGCCGACGACGACGAAGCCAGGGCGGCGATCGCCGCGATCGTCGAGGGGCTGATCGGAAAGCAGGAATTGCAAATACCGGCGGAGCCCGAGGACGATGACGACGACGCGCCAGCGCCGGCGGCATCGAACGACGGAAAGGCGGACGGCGGCACGCTCGCGGCCCCCGCTGTTGATCCTGCGCCGGCGTCGGCCGCGTCCGCGGCGTCCGACGAGCAGTCTCGCGCCGGGGCGGATGCTTCGGCGGCCCCGGCCGCCGACGCGACCGCAGGGAACGAACAGGAGGCCACCCAGCAGCCTCCTGTCGCGGATGGAACCACGCTTGCCGCCGCCCCCGCGGCTGAAGCTGCCAATCCGGCCGATGCCGCCCCCGCGGCAAAGGCCGATCCCGATCCGGAGAAGGGGGCTGCGGTCCCGGCCGAGGCTAAAGCCAAAGCCGTTGCCAAACCGCAGAGCTCTTCGGGTCGCAAGCCCAAGGCGGCAGCTAGCGCCAAGGGCTGAAGGGGACGGCGCGGCGGCTTTCAGCAGGTTGTCCGCCGCGCCCGACCTCCCTTCCACTCCCATCATGAGTACCCATGCCGATCATCTACGCCACCCTTGCCGATATGCAGGCCACGTTCGAGGAGCGCGACCTCGTCCAGCTCTCCGACTGGGCGGGCGCGGGGACGATCGACCAGGCGCGCATCGAACGCGCGCTGAAAAAGGCGGGCAACAAGATCGACGGCTATGTTGCCGCTAAATACGGCGACCGCACTGCCCTGCCGGTCCCGCCGCTGCTGACCGAGCTCGCTTGCGACATCGCCTTCTATGAGTTGCACCGTTCGACGCCGCCCGACGGCGTGAAGGACAAGCACAAGGCCGCGATCGAGACGCTGCGCGATATCGCCGCCGGCAAGGTCAAGATCGACGAGGGCGTCGTCGATGCCCAGCCGGCGCGTCCAGGCGCGATCCATTTCGCCGGCCGCAAGCGCTTCAGCCGCGACGAGCTGGACCGCTCACTATGAGCGGCGCGTCCTTCAAGGTCAGCATCTTCGGCGACAGCCTGGCGGAGCGCGAGATGAACGCGCTAGTCGAGGCCGGCGAAGACCTGTCGGAATTCAACGATGCGCTCGGCCTCGTGCTCGAGTCCAACACGATCGACCGCTTCGACCGCGAGACTGCGCCCAGCGGCGCGCGCTGGGAGAAGAGCATGCGCGCCGAGGTCGAGGGCGGCAAGACGCTCACCGACACCGCCAGGCTGAAAGGCTCGATCGCCTATGAGGCGAACGCGAACGAGATCCGCGTCGGGACCAACGTCATTTACGGTGCGATCCACCAGCTCGGCGGTGTCATCCGCGCCAAGGCCGGCGGCAAGCTCAAGTTTCAGCTTCCCGGCGGGCTCGGCTTTCGGTCGGTGGCCCAAGTCGTGATGCCGGTGCGCGAATATCTCGGCTTCGGCGCCGAGGATCGCAGCGACGCCGCCGCGCTGTTCGAGGATTTCTTCGCCGGCAAGGCGCCGAACCTGTTTGCGGGGGGCACGGCGTGATGATCGTCATTTTCGGCTTTTTCATTCTGGTCTGGCTGGTAGGCGTCGGCGCTCTTGTCGCGGTGCGCCCGATACGCTCGCGTCCCGACGCCTGGCCGCTCGTCGCGATCTGGCCGCTTCTTGGCTTTTATGTCGTCTTCATCCTTCTCTATGAGGGCTTGGCGATCGCATTGCGCCAGATCCGGGAAATGCAGCGATGATCGCGCAGATAGAGCTCGCGATCGGTGCCGCGTTGAAGGCTGCCGCCGACGCCGGCGTCCTCGGTTATGACTGGCGCACGCTCGAAACCTATCCCGAGGAATGGGACGCCTATCTGAAGGAAAAGGGCGACTGGACGTCGCCCGCCGCCTGGGCGGTGTTTGCCGGCGCGACCGATATCCGTTTCACCGACCAGGGCAACGTCCGCCTTGACGGCGCGCAGTTCGGCGTCGTCGTGGCGGCCGAGAACCTTCGCAATGAAACCGCGACCCGGCACGGCGGTCCCGACGTCGCGGCCGAGCCCGGCAGCTATCAGCTCGCAGTCGATGCGCTGGCGGTATTGTCGGGAAGCGATCTAGGCCTCGATATCGACCGCCTGGTCCCGAAGTCGCTGCGCCTGGTCCGTCCGTTCGAGGCGCTGCGCGAGCGCAAGGTCTCAATGATCGCGCTTCAGTTCGAAACCGCCTTCGAAATCACGACGCTGCCGCCCGAGGCCGACCTCGATGAGCTGCGCGCGCTGCATCTCGATTGGGACGTCCCGCCCTTCGGCGGCGTCGATGCCGACCTCGGCGCTGCCGGCATCCAGTTGCCGGCGCCGGCCGACGGGCCGGGCAGCGCCGACGCTTCCGACCATCTGATCCTTCCGCAGGAGTAGAGCATGATCAGTTTCAACCAGATTCCCGTCAATCTTCGCGTTCCCGGCGCCTATGTCGAATTCGACAGCAGCCGCGCCGCCGGAGGACTGCCCGCGCTCGCCAACCGCGTCCTGATTATCGGGCAAAAGCTCGCCGCCGGTACCGCCCCGTCGCTCGTGCCGCAGCGCATCTTCAATACCGCCCAGGGCGAACAGATTTTCGGCAAGGCATCGATCCTCGCGCGCGCGATTGGAGCGTTCAAGGCCGCCGATCCGTCGAGCGAATGCTGGGCGATCGCGTTCACCGATCTGGTCGGCGGTACTGCCGCGACCGGGACGATCACCGTTACCGGTCCGGCCACGGCCGCAGGCACGATCGCGCTGATGATCGCGGGCCAGAAGGTGCCGGTTGCCGTCGCCAGCGCCGCCGCCGCGAACACCGTCGCCGCCGCGATCGCCGCGGCGATCAATGCGCTGACCTCGCTGCCCGTCACCGCCGCGGCCGAAGCGGCGGTCGTCACCCTGACCGCGCGCCACAAGGGAACTGCGGGCAACGATATCGACATCCGCCACAGCTATTATCAGGGCGAGGCGCTGCCCGCCGGCATCGCGCTGGCGATCGTCGCCTTGGCGAACGGCGCCGGCGATCCCGACTATGACGCGCTGGGCGATGCGATCGCCGACAGCGACTATCGCACGATCATCCTCGCGCATCATTCGGCGCCAGTGCTGGCCTCTGTCGAGGCAGAGCTGCGCGACCGCATGGGACCGCTCCGCATGCTCGAAAGCTTCTGCTGGACCGCGAAGCGCGGCGACCTCGCCAGCCTCGTCGCGTTCGGCCCGACGCGCAACAGCGAGTTCGTCAGCGATATCGGTACCGGCCTTTCGCCGACACCGCCCTGGGAATGGGCGGGCAATTACGGCGCGATCGCCGGCTATTCCAGTGCGATCGATCCCGCGCGGCCGCTCCAGACACTTCGCCTCGATCGCGTGTTGCCGCCGGCCGAGAATGCGCGCTTCGGCCGCAACGATCGCGAAGCGCTGCTTGCGGTCGGCATCGCGACCTTCGCCGTCGATGCCGCCGGCAATGTCACGATCGAGCGAGCGGTGACCAGCTATCAGAAGGACGCCTATGGGCAGGCTTCGACGGCCTTCCTCGACGCCGAGACGATGCTGACGCTCTCGTACATCCGCGTCGCGACCCGGGTTCGCTTTCTGTCGAAATTCCCGCGTCACAAGCTGGCCAACGACGGCACGCGCTTCGCGCCGGGCCAGTCGATCGTCACGCCGTCGGTCCTTCGCGCCGAATTCGTCGCCTTAATGCGCGAGCTCGAGGAGGCGGGCCTGGTCGAGAATATCGACCAGTTCAAGGCCGACCTGATCGTCGACCGTGATGCCAGCGATCCGAACCGCGTCAACGCCCTGCTGCCACCCGATATCGTCAACCAGATGCGCGTGCTGGCCGCCCAGGTGCAATTCCGCAGCTGATGATCTGCCGCTGAGACGCCTGTGAGCGGCATCTCACCGGCCCATAAAAGGAGAAGAAGATGGCCAATCCCAATCAGGTCGTCGGCCAGGCGCGTATCAAGGTCGACGGCGATACGCTCGACACCGACGGCGAAAGCACGCTCGAGCTCGGCGGCGCCCTCCGCGA